GTGAGTTAATAATGTAATGATATCGGTTTCGTCATCCGTAACTACAAGAGGGTTGGGAGTAACATTATTTGATGTACTGCTATTTGCAACACCAGCATCAAATTGAACTGTGGCATCCTCAGTTGCTGCAATCCCGCCATCAATAAATGCCAATTCATCAATTTCAAAAACTACAAGAAGTTCTCTAGTTGCGGGGTTCCAATCATAAACCTTCGCAACTTTATTGGATGAACTTTCAACTCTACGAATAAGTCTATCACCTACGTTAAATTTATATGTTGATACACCTTGACGATCATCTTGACTATCATCAAGAAGAATTCTTTGATCATAATTAAAGTTTACACCACGAGTAAGACCACTGAACTTTTCATCTGTTTTTGCAGTATATGAAATAGTTTCATATCCAACAATGAACTCACCAGATCCAGGGAAAGAACTTGTAGATTTTACAAAAATCTCGGAATCATCAGGAGCAATAGTTTTAGTTAATCCAGTAATATAAATGTTTGAAGCGTTATTTGCCTGACGGGCACCAGCTTTACGTTTTAGATTTACCAATCGTTGGAAAATCACATTTGGAGGTGTTGTATATCCCTCACCTTCCTCAGTAACTGTAATTGCAGTAATTTGTCCCTGATCAATTGTTGCAACTGCCTTTGCGCCAATACCACCGCCACCAGAAATTAAAATATATGGAGCTTCTTGATAGAATTCTCCAGGATTGGCAATTGCAATAGATGTAACCTTACCAGTAGTATCAATTTTGGCAGATCCTCGAGCATCTTGTCCCCCACCACCTTCAAAAATAACTGTTGGAGCGGTGGCATAACTTCTACCAGGATTAAGAAGAGTCAAACCAGTGACTGTTTGAACTGTAGAAGATCCAGTCGCACCAGATCCCTGTCCACCTAATATTCTTGCCTTTGTAGGACCATAATAATTATCACCATTTTTAGACATCTTAATATAAGAAACTGCTCCGTTGTCATCTAAAATGACATCACCTGCAGCTCCATCTGGGAATAAATCTGCAACGGCAGGAACAGTGCTTCCTTCTGCTAAGGGAACACCATACATCTTTGGACCAATGGCATATGGATATACAGGATTACCACTAGAATCCTCTGTCATATAATATGCATATGTTCCATTTGGATATTCGGGTGTTACACCAAATTTACCGTTATATGCATCCAGAGTTCCAACTGAAGAATCGTAGATATAATCTTGGACTAAATCTCCTAAAGCATAACCAACTTGAACTGTTCTAAGACCTGTTCCTAAACTTGTATAAGCAAAAATATAAAGGGTAGATGGTGCTGTGACAGGAACAGTAAATCTAAGTTCCCTACTAGTCGCTCCATTAAAAGCACTAGTGTACTCAGCAAATGTGGAGACTTCAGATCCATTAATAAAATATTGAACACCTAAGGTATATAAAAACGATGTCTCTCCAATTGCTGGAGGATTACCAACACTATGCCAACCATCATTAGTTTCACTAATTAATAAAAATTGACTAGCATTTGAAGAATCGTTCTGATTAAAAACGTATGTCTTTCCTCTATCAAGAGACAAGAAATTTGGTCTAGATCCATCAAATAAAAATTCACCATTAGAAACTGTTACTGCATAAGTAACTGTCGAAACGGTATTTACCTGAGGTCTTGCACCAGGAAGTTCTGCAGTGGTTCTGAGTCGGAAAGATGAAACTTCCCTAGCAGCATTTCCACTGGAATTATATCCATAAGGACCATAAATTGGATATCCATCATAGGACATACCAAGAATTTTAGAGTGTCCATCGGTATGACGACTATAATCTAACGTTGCACCAGAACCAAAGTAATCCTCAGCATAATAATTATTTTGTAGAGTCTCAGCACTAGTATCTGTACTGAGAATCATATACCCTTCATCACCATCCTGACCAGCCATATTGGGATGATTCAGGCAATAGTAATAGATCCTATTACTTTCATCAGCATTCATCATGAATATAGGCATATATTCACTTTCGTAATCTGCTGCTGGTGCGGATGACGATCCAGTGCTCGTGTAGTAAAGAGTGCCAGGATTATCGTTATGAGTACCGTCAGCAGTTGTACTGAATCTAATCGGATGATTATTATTAGTAGAATCAGACTGATTAAATTTAATCAGATAATTTGCCTTTACTGTAATATTTTCTGGAGCAAAATAAAATACTCCTGGTGCAAAGTTACCAAATTTTGCGGCGTCAGGACCAAAATCAATATAGTATCCATTGAATGATACTGGATCATCTGAGATAGTAAAGACAAATCCTGTAGAACCTAAACATCTATCACCATCTTCAAAACCAGGACCAGTAAGATTTCTAAGATAAATTCTAGTAACTACATTTTGACCATTTCTAACTACTTTCGATATCTCACCAGAGGCATTACCACCAATCTCATCAATTGTTCTACCAACTTCAACTGTTCCAAGAGTTTCATCAACACTAGTAACATCTATAGCAACATTTGCTTCAACCTTTGTATTCCAGGTAAATTGTTTAAACTTGCCCCATTGAAAAACACCATTTTCTAGAGCAAATTCATCAACAACTTTACTAGATTGATAATACCTTACATTTCCTTCAGTTACTGTGTCATAAACAGTGTTATTTTTTACATAATCATACTTGACTGAATCAATAGAAAAATTGGTAGGTGTACCACCTTCAGTGCCCCACTCTGGTGTATGAAAAAGACCACCGTTAGCAAGGATACCTGTTACCCTATTAGTTTGCTCTACTCTAGTGCCAGGATCAGGAACGTCTTTACCACCTCTATAAATGAATACCTGATCAAAACTTCTATCAATTAATGGTCCACCACTAGGTGCTGCTTCTGCTTGACTCCAAGTGGGTTTTGGATGATTATCAGACTCAATACGAAGTCTATCGGTTACATTTTGAAACGTTCCTCTTGTAAGAGAATTTGGATGATTTTGCCAAATTCTGTTGATATCAAAAGAATCTACAACAGTAGGTGTCTCTTGTTCTGGAAAAAATTGCAACCGTAATGGATCATATCCACGACCTCTTTCAAGAACTCTGACATGATTGATTCTTCCAGACTCAGAATCAATAATTGGATATAACAATGCTTCCTGATCGGGAGTGCCACAACCAGTTACTGTCAATCTAGGCGGATCTGCAGGATCATACCCAGAACCACCGTTTAAAACTTTAATCGCACGAACACCGAAAATCTCATCAAAGATTGGTTCGATGACGGCACCAGATCCAGGAACAGTTCTTGCCATTTAACTCAGATTAATACGTTGATAGTTCCATTCATCAGTGCGTGAATGGTGCATTGATAGTAAAGAGTGTTTGGAGCATCCATAGGAACTGTCCAATACAAAACATTGGTTCCACTACCACTTTGCCCCTGAGTATAAGCAGTTCCACTTAAACCCTGACTAGATTGAATTCTAAAGGGGTGAGATCCACCATTTGAACTATTATCAAAGGCGTAAGTCATACCTCTCATGACATAAAGAGTAGGATCTTCGGTAGGAGTAGAAAAACCAGGACCGTTAATCGTAAAATGATTTGAACCATTAGCACCAAGTTCCCACCAGGTCATTGGACTTCTGGTAACAACCCAATTAGTGCCACTCCAGTATAAAGAATCACCTTGAGTAATTCCTGTTAAATTAGTATCAGTTAATGCTTCTAATGTTGTAGTAAGTGTGCCATTAAAAGCAACAGTTAATGTATCTCCACTGATACTCGTAGCAATATTAGTTCCACCCGCAATAGTAAGAGTATCAGATACACTATTTGCAGTGGTAGTGCCAGTATCTCCTGTAATAGTTGCAAAGGTATTTGACTGACCAGCACCAGCTACATCATCAGCAGGAACAAAATTAGTTCCATTCCACTTCAATACCTGATTATTTGTAGGAGCATTAGTTGTAATATCAACATCAGACAGAGCATCAAGTCCTGAATACTCAGTAAGAAGTTTTACTCGACTATCACCAACACCACCCGCAGTGATGTTCATATTCACATATGGATTATCATCACCATCAACTGTGAAAAAATAACCAGGATTAGATGCTGCAGAAGGTGCATTGCCTAAAGCAGTATATTCGTTCTTATATGAAATAGTTGACGCTACAGAAACATTTCCAGTAGCACCATCAAAAATTGTGGTTTGACTCCCAGCAGTAATTCTCACATCTCCAGTTCCGTTAGGAACAAGAGTGATATCACCATTTGATGCGGAAATAATAGAATTTCCCGCAACATCCAACGCAGAAGTAAGCGCATTGAAATTGGCAGGAGCAAAACTGCTTCCATCATATTTCAATACTTGACCCACTGCAGGGTTGGCAATAGAGATACCTACAGTAGCTCCATTACCAATGGCGGTGTACAATTCAGTGAAATTATCATTGATTTTATCACCGCCACTTCTCAGTGTATCACCTGTATTATCATTAGCTGTAGTGCCAATGTTTAGGAGTTGTTTAGCCATTACTCGCTATGATTTTTAGTTATTTATGGGTTTACTTCAGGGTCGATTACTTCTTCACCATATAGAGAGAGATCTGGAGCAGTCCAATCATCAGGAACAGAAGTTTCAACATCAACACTTGGATTTTCATAGTTGGATCCACCACTTGTAACGGTGACTCCAGCAACACCTACGAGTGCTTTAACTTGACCATCAAATCCAGAGATGGAGTCAAGTCTGACTACAGGTCTGGATGTATATCCAGATCCACCAGAAGTGACCTGAACCTTTTCAATATATCCACTTGTCAGAACTGCTGTAGCATCAGCATTTTGACCGAAGACAGATCCAAGATAATCAAATGTGATTAAAGAGTTTGAAGATTCAATAACAGCAACTTCACGATCACTTACCTCACCTTCAATATCAATAAAGTCTCCTGCTTCAACTGGTGGTACAACCACGTCAGCATCAACGTCTGCCTCAGAACCAACATAAGAGAATGCTACAAATGTGGATCCAAAGCGTGGAATTTCAGAGAAGATAATTCTAGAACCAACAATCTCAAAACCAACTCCAGGTTCCTGAAGAACACCGTTAACAGAAACAATAATATTGTTTTCAGGTCTAATAACACTAGACTGAACACCATCTGTAAGCGTAAGAGAATAGAAAATATCATCACGCTTAAGGTTAAAGGATTGACGTAAAGAATCAAACTCAAACGAGATGTCATCAAGTTGTCTCAATTTACCAATATAGAAACCAGTGAAGGAAGATCCTAAATCAGGTGGTTCAGTAAATTGAATCTTATCAGAGAATGCATTATAAGAATTACCACTACCAGGAGGTTGAAGAACACCATTAACAAAGACAAGAAGGTGTCCAGCGGGATCTGGAAGATATTGCGTACCATTGGAAATGGTAAGATCGAAGGTAGTTTGAGTGCCATCAAATCCTTTGAAGAAACGCTTAACTCGTCCCGTGAGAACTTCTTTAGTGAGAACTGCAGAACGATAGTTATCAGGACCTCTAACACCATCTCTACCAGAGAATGTTCCTGCAATCTCAGTAAGATACAATCTCTTATTGAGACCAGCATCACGAATGTCCTGAACTCTAGCAGAAGCAGCGCCCGCGACACTAGTAATAGCACTTACCGTTGCAGATCCCTGTAGAGTAACTCCACTCAAACCATAATCCCCGATAGTACCGCTGCTGAGTGCCCCTTGAACTGGGACATAATAAATGTAGTTGTTATTGAGATCAACTTCAGTAATGATTCCATAGATTGCGGTATTTTGAGCACCACCAGTAATTTGATATAATCTATTACCAACTGTAAAGATATTCAAGGTAGCATCTACGGTAACAGTCAAACGAACATGACCGATAGATGCAATCTTATCACCAACTTCAATATCAAGACCACCATACTTGGTAACTTCCAAGTATTCTCTAGAAGACTCTGGATAAAGAACCGAGGTTGTCTCTAAAGAACCAAGAAGAGTCTCAGTATCAACTGTTAACTTACCACCAGTATTATCAGTAACTGCTGCTTGATTAACAGTAAAGGAAACTGGATCTGCAGTCTCCCCACTTGTATATCCCTTGAATGGAATATTTTCAACAAATGATCCTTTAATATCGATCAGATGTAAACGATTTTCAATGGCACTAATTTGTGCAGTTGTGGTATTTGTTTGACCTACAATTGTATCAAGAACTGCCCATGTTCCACCTGTTATAGCGACATCAAGATACTTATAGTTTGTATCTTCAAAGAATCCATAAACAACGCCCGTAACATTAGAATCGCCTTGTTTCTGAACGACTTCATTCATAGTAAAGGGACCATCCGTAATATTACCATCAATTCTGAATCTCTTATAGGACTTAGCAATTTTTGCCTCATTAAGAGTTACAGTTTGAATCTCAGCGTAAGAATCCTTATCTTGTGAATAGAAGAAGTCGGAACCGATAATCTCACCACTAATTCCAACAGGAATATCACGCTCACCATAATTTTTGGTTGGAATGGTCAATGGATTATTTTCTGTAACAGTAGTATAGTAAATACTAGATTCTAACTGCTCTTTGATGATATCAATACTAGTTCTTACAAATCCTTTAACTGTATCTGCATTATAATTTGAAGCAACGGTAGAATCATAGAACTTATAGAATCCTGCATTAGTTGAAGGACTTGGGAGTTGATTACTCAATGCAAGACCAAATTGATTTTGCATGAGATCGAGAGCAAACTTCTTGATATTAAATTCTGCATTAGCATAGAATTCTTGACCACTGACAGCAACATATGTTGCTAGTGGTTGATTCGTAAGTTTAGCACCCCAGGCAAATACACCACCAACATCACCAGAACCAACAGCAAAATTATCAACTTGAGTAATATTCTGAAGAACATTGAGTCTGGTTCTAAAATTAGAGAAACCAAAACCAAATTCAGCAGTGATATAAACTCTAAACCAACCATCGCCAAATGGGATTGCTCCATGATCAGTAACTGTTATACCTGGTTGAACAAACAGTGATCCTAATGTACCAGTATTCAGATCAACCTTAAACTTAGCATTAACAGTTCCTCCATCTAAGCGAACTGAGAATTGAACATTATTATATTCATCCGCTTTAACAAACATAGATGATGTAAAGGTCTGCGTAGCATTAGTAGCACCAGTGTCAAATGTATCGTTTGTACTATCAAATTTAGTAGCAGTACTATCAAAAGTATCAAAGGATGATAATGCATAAGTTCTTTCAATATAGTGCTCACCTGTAGTTTGAGTTACAGCAACTTTATCTGAAGTGTTTGTTGAATCTGGAGATTCACCAGTATTTGCAGTGACTGTACTTAAAGTTGTACTCCAGTTTTGATTAAACTGCTCGGGTAAAGTCCAAAGGTTAGTATTAGTTACAGCACCTTCGATCAAGGAAGAAATTGCAGTAGCACTTTCAATAGTTTTAACATTACTAATATCTTCGTACCACTGGTGTGCCGAAGTAATTCCGCCAGTTGCAATAGTACCAGAAGCACTACCTGATGATAAAGAATCACCTGCAGAATAAACCGTTCCAGTTACAGCACCGATGATCAGAACAGGCATAGAAACATACAGAATTTCTGCAGTAGCAGAACCATCTGTGATGGTATTGCCAGCAACAAAAGTTCCACTATGACTGCTGAGAGTTACTGTATATGCAGTTCTAGTATTACCCGTATCTGTGGTGAATAGATCATATTGAATGTTATTGATGATATCAGTGACAAAAGAGTCATATACCCAAGAACCAGATCCAAACTGAGAGTTTACAGTAGAAGCAATCTCTGCTTTGTAATAATTCTCATTAAACAGAATATTCTTAACTGCACTACGTGCCTCAATATCACCAGGTAAAATTGTATCCAGACCAATATCAACAAGTTTTCTCATTCTGCAGGATACTGCAGTGATGTCGGTTGGAGACTCACTATCTCTGTATGCCGCATCATTTGTATGTACTGCAGCATACTGATCACCACTGACAGAAGATCCTGCAGTATACAGAAGATTCTTGATTGCTTTCTCAGCGAGCATTTTGATCTGCTCATGAGTATAGAAGAAAGCAAACAATTTCGTATCGATATCATCTGAGATCTTAAGATCAAAAGATAAGAACTTCTGCATTTGAGTGATCGTACTATTATCACCACCCGTTTGAAGATCAGAAATCATTGCAACAATGAAGTCTGTGATATAAGTGGTAAAAGTAGGACGATCATAAGTGATTGCGCTAAAAGTACCATTATTGATAGTGTATCTCAGTTCTTGACCAAGCAATCCACGCTGATCAGCATTGTTGCGCCCTACAATCTCCTCTGCAATAAACTTTCTGTTAAAGTAAAGTCTATCGGCGGCGATGTTATAGTCCTCATTGGTCGGAGCAATAAGGTCATTAATAGTTGTAACTAAAGTATCGATGGCGGATGCAACGTTTGCACATTGACCAGCATCGTTAGTAATTCCCCAATCACCAGTAATAATGTTATCAGTATTTGTGTAATCAAGATCGCCATTGATTGCCTGCTTCATGTAATAACCAAGTCTGTCATGTGCATAGACAGATTGCCACACTTGAAGTCTAATATGCTGAATTTCATTATTGGTGTTCAAATAGAACTTAGCAGCAGTTACTGTATTTGCATTACCACCAAATTCAATATCCTTAGCCATTTCACCAACGATGATCGCAAGGTCAGTCTTACAACGCTCTGTACCAGCATCACTACCACCAACATTTCTAGGCATATCACTAGCAAGATCTGGATATCTTGTGAGCATATCAGCAGATGCCTTATCTACAATAACCGCACTGTTAGCACGAATCAAATTAGCTGCATCACGGAATCTGTAATCAGAATCAGTACCAAGTTGATGTGTATAAACAAAATCGTCAGTTCCATCGTGATATCTTCCAATAAAGGAATTAGTCCGATAGGCATCAACTGTAGCACCAACAAACTCAATTGCGGGAGTAACTTTAGTGATTGTTGCAAGGTGGTCACCATTAGCAGCGTTGGAAGTAGTACCAATTGCTTCACTAATGGTATCTTCAGTAATATCTAAAAGGTTGTTAACTGTGGATACAACGTCTGCACAATCTGATGTGGTGTATGCAAGAACAACAATACCGTTTGTATCAGCACCAACAAAAGTGTGTGTATATTGTTGACCAACAGGAGATGCCCCAACATTTACAGTAAATGTATTTGTAGTTACAGCAGTAACCTTAAGAACCCTGTTATATGCAGTAGTATCACTCTTGCGGGGGTGAGCAAGGACACACTCATTATTATCACTTGTACAGGTAAATCTTAAAGACTCAGGTTTGATTCTAATTAGACTACTAGTTGTCAGTCCATGAGAATTGGAAGTAATAACCATCTCACCAGTCGATGCATCATAAGTTGTTCCTGTTGCAGCAGTCAATTCAGTGAGTGTACCGTAAGAAGAATCGGTGACAGTTGCATCAGTGAATTGTGTTAATCCATGGCTACCTGCGATAGTAATAGGCACATAGTTAATAATAGAACTCATGTGACCTTGAATTGTCTGGAAACCAGTCAATAACTGATCATCATCAACTGTTGTATATCCAACAATACCACTGACACTAGTTCCAGTTCTATCTACGAGAGCAGCAGACGCATCCCAGATATGACTGTTACTACCATTACGCATATCTTGAACCAATTCTGCAAGAATTGTTCTGTATGTGTTACTAAAGTCAACAGATGTAAGTTCTTGTGTATATTTCCAGAAGTATGCAGCACCAGCAGAACCTTGACCATTGGGATCAGCATACTGAGCACCAACGATAATTCTATCAGAACCAACCGCTAATGACTTTTGATATCCAATATTGTCATAAGCAACAGCAGATGGCATAATCAATTTTTCCTCATTAGTACCATCAAGGTTATATGCATAAACCTGACCAGTATTTTGAAGACCGCCAGCATCCCAATAGGGTGCGGATACAAAAATCTTTCCTTCACCAACTGCAACTGCTGAACCAAATTGATCATCTGTTCCACCGTCAGATGGTTGAATTTTAATTTTATTAGTTCCGTCTAAGTTATAGACAAAAACTGCACCTTGCTGACTCACCTGATTTGTATCACCATCATATGAAGCACAACCAATAACAACTTTATTGTCACCAACTGCAACTGCTGCACCAAAATAATCACTAGGATCTAGATCAGTTTCACTAATCTTAACTTCATTAGTTCCATCTAAGTTATAAACATATGCTGCACCAGCATCATTACCTTGATCATCTTCAAATCTAGCACCGACTACAAGGCGATTACTACCAACAGCAATACTATATCCAAAATTATCTCCAGCACCACCATCACTAGCTTGAATCTTAACTTCATTAGTGCCATCTAGATCGAAACGATAAACAGCACCTTGACCATTAGTTTCTCCAGAAGCACCAACAAAGATGTAAGTATCTGTCATTGCAACAGAAACACCAAAGAAGTCTGATGCAGCATCATCAGAAGCAACGATTTTATTTTCTCCTGTACCATTCAGGTTGTAAGTATAGATACAACCCGAACCATTACCACCATCATCATTGTAAGGAGCACCAACTGCAACTTTGTTTCCATTGACAGCAACAGAATCACCAAAGTAATCATTGTTAGCACCATCAGAAGCGTTAAGAACAACTTCATTTCCACCGTTCAGATCATAGATATATGCTCTACCTGTGTAGTTATTATATCTTTCAGAACCAACTACCATTCTATCGGTAGATCCATCATTAGAAATTGCAACAGCACTACCAAAGTAAGAATTCAGAACTGGCGTTGCTGCTGTTAATGTTGTTGGAGG